AACCAGAAGAAAAAGAAAAAGATCCAGAAGAAAAGCCAAAAGAAGAGAAATCATCTAAACCTAAATTATCAAAGAAAGAAAAAGCTGCTACTAAAATAGTTAAGAAAATTGATGATAAAGCAAGGTATGATGATGCTGCTCAAATGAAGACATTAATTGTCATGCAAATACTAAGTAACACGCAATCCTTTTTTGATTCACAATCTACAATCGTAGATACAAATGTTAACGAATATTTAAACAAGACAATAGAAGATCAGTATGGTATGTTATTTGATATGGCACAAGAAAATACAATTTCGGAGATGATAGATGCCCAGTATTGAGTATTCGGGAATGAAGATTACTGGTGGAAAAGTATTCGCCATCTTTACTTTATTAGGTGCTCTTGGTGGTGCCGCATGGACAGGCTTTACTTTTTATCAAGATTACCTTGATATGAAGGAGAAGATAACTCTTTATACTGAGCCAGACCTCTCTCAATATGATGAGGGTATGGCTGTTTTAAAATCAGAGATAGATATGATACTACAAGAAATAACCATAATTAGTGACGTAGCTCGTGATATGCGCTCAGATATGAAAGCTGATTTACGTCAACAAGCTGGAGATATTCGACACATAACTGAAATTGTAAACGACGTGGAAGATAGACAAAAAGAAGATAACAGAGAGCTTCTTAATGAAATGAAATTATTAGAAGAAAGTCTTGACTTAAAGATTAATAAGGCTTTAAATAACCCTTTAAGCGGTATGTCCGCAAAAACAAAATAGGAGTTCATTATGTGTTCATGTAACGGTCAATGTATTTTAGGTAGATGAAACTAGAAATTAAAACGGTATTACCCTATCTTGTGCTACTTGGCACTTTAGCTATGACATGGGGGATGTGGTCAGAACGTCTAAATGCAGTTGAGACTAAGGCAGATAGTGTTGCAGAAATGCAACAGGACATTGCTGTTATAAAAGTACAAATTCAAGCAATTGATGAAAAAATGGCTTGGATGGAAGAGTTTCTAATAAAGAACTATAATGAATATTAATGACTATATCTAGAGCTCAAATATCAAAACAAATATCAAAACCAGGTAAAAAGAAAAAAATAAAGAAAGTAATTAAAGCTTTGAAAAAAGCTTCTAAATCTCATGCAGGGCAGGCAAAAACTTTAAAAAAAATTATTACCTAGTGAATCGTAGGTAATTCAAAATCAAATTCGACAATAACTGTTAAATCTTCAGCTTCCGTTTTTGGATCATTCATGGTATAAAAATATACGAAAGGAAAAATAATGGAAGAATTTAATGTAGTCTACAGACTACAAAGACATTTGAAACAAGCTATTGAGGATTGTAAAGATACTATCATGTCTGGTGTTGACAGTCTTGAAAAATATCAATATCTTGTGGGAAAGGTTCAAGGATTTGAACAAACATTACAGGAAATCTCTAACCTGCTAGAAAATAAGGAGCAAAACGATGAATAATGTAAAACTCGCATTACAAGAGAAATATAAAAAAGAAGATAAGAAAAAAGCAGAAGAAGATAAAAACAAAGTTAGAGCTGAAAACTTATCAGACGAAGTATTAGAAAAACTACCAAACCCTTCTGGTTGGAGAATATTAGTATTACCTTTTGAACCTAAAGATAAAACCAAAGGTGGTATTATTATAGCTCAAGAATCATTAGACAAGTTACGCATAGCCACGAACTGCGGTTATGTTATAAAGGTTGGACCTTTGGCGTATAAAGACGAAGAAAAATTTTATACAGGCCCTTGGTGCAAAAAAGGTGATTGGGTAATTTTTGCTCGATACGCCGGATCACGACTCCCTATTGAAGGTGGAGAAGTGCGACTACTAAACGATGACGAAGTCTTAGGGACTATTAATAATCCCGAAGACATTCTACATCACATATAAACATAGGAGAAAACTATGCCCGAAGAACTAAGAAAAGAAGAACCGATGATTGATGTCGGTGAAACAGAAGGAGCAGAAATAGATTTAGAAAAAGATAATCCTGCACCAGAATTAAAAGAAGAATTACAGGTTGAAGAAGCAACCGATTCGGGGGAAGAAACAAAAACAGAAGAAGAAACAAAAGAAGAGGCACCACAGAAAGAAGAACTTGAACAATATAGTGAAGGTGTCAAAAAAAGAATTGCAAAGCTAACACGTAAAATGCGTGAAGCAGAACGCCAGAAAGAAGAAGCCATTGCCTATGCACAATCTGTCAGTCAACAACAAAAACAGCTACAAGATAAATATCAAAATTTAGATACTAATTATGTTTCTGAGTTTGAAAATAGAGTTAAATCTAATCTTGAAGCAGCTAAGATAAAGTTGAAATCTGCAATTGATGCACAGGATGTCGATGCTCAAATAGCAGCACAAACAGAGATATCTTCTTTGACTATGGATGCCGCAAGGGTAAATCAAGTTAAATCAGCAAGACCTCAAAAAACACAAGAAGAACCAGTACAACAACCTGCGCCTCAACAACAGGGATATGCTAATCCATCACAGTTGAAACAAGCAGCACAGGAAATGGACCCTAAAGCAGAAGCTTGGGCATCTAAAAACACTTGGTTTGGTACTGATAATGCTATGACTTACACAGCGTTTGACATACATAAGAAACTAACCGAGGAAGAAGGATATGATCCTTCTAGTGAAGAGTATTATCAAGAAGTGGATAAACGGATAAGACTTGAATTTCCTCAAAAATTTGGTACAACAGATAATACTACACAAGAGAAACCTTCTCAAACTGTAGCATCAGCCAAACGTCCAGGTATGATAGGACGCCGTAAAACTGTGAAGCTCACACCATCACAGGTCGCAATAGCTAAACGATTAGGTGTGCCACTTGAAGAATATGCGAAACAATTAGTCGCGAAGGAGGCATAAGCATATGGAAAACGAAACAAAAATAAACAAAACTTCCCGCGCGAGTCAAACTCGAGAGAAAGACTCTCGACCTAAAGTTTGGACTCCCCCGTCATCTTTAGATGCACCCCCTGCTCCAACAGGATACAGACACCGTTGGATAAGAGCCGAAAGTATGGGACTTGACGATACTAAAAACGTCATGGGTAAAATGAGATCTGGATGGGAATTGGTGAGAGCCGATCAATATTCAGAAGCAGATTTTCCAACCGTAAAAGACGGCAAACATGCTGGGGTAATCGGAGTTGGTGGCCTATTGCTGGCTAGGATACCGGAAGAGATCGCGAAATCTCGAGAAGAATACTTTAAACAACAAGTAGCTGATCGAGAACAGGCAGTTGAAAACGACCTTATGAAGGAACAGCATCCAACTATGCCGATCAATCAAGATCGTCAGAGTCGTGTAACTTTTGGTGGCTCTAAGAAGAACTAATCTTTTAGTTATTCCGAAACCATCAACTAAACTAACAAAGGAGTAAAAACAAATGGCTAATCAAGACAGTGCTTTTGGTTTGAAACCTGTTGGTAAGGTTGGACAAAACGCAGATAACGGCGGTATGTCAGAATATCAGATTGCTGATAATGAAGCATCTTCAATATTCCAAGGCGACCCTGTTATACCACAAGCCTCTAATACAGGCTTCATCGACGTGGCAGCTGCTAGTAATACACTACTAGGTGTATTTTGGGGTGTAAACTATACAGACCCAACAACTGGAAAACCAACATTCAGAAACCATTACACACAAACAAATATCACATCAGGTGATATAGACGCTTTCGTATATGACGATCCGTACGAGAGATTCGAAGTACAAGGTGATGGTGCTTCAGCAAGAACAGATATATTTAAAGTAGCAGATATCGTGTACGCTGCTGGTTCAACAATTAATGGAACATCCAATGTTGAATTAGACGTGTCCGATTTAGAAGCTACTGATGGCCAACTAAGAGTCATTGGTATATCTACTGACCCACAAAACAGCGAATTGGGTTCTGACAATATAAACTACATTGTTTATATTAACGAACACACATTCCACACAGCATTATAATAGGAGTAATTAAATTATGGCTATATCACGTAATCAACTAGTTAAAGAACTAGAGCCAGGTTTGAATGCACTATTCGGCTTGGAATACAATCGTTATGAAAATCAACATGAGGAAATCTTTACCAAAGAAACTTCTGACAGAGCTTTCGAAGAGGAAGTAATGTTAAGTGGCTTTGCTAATGCCTCTGTTAAACCTGAAGGTTCCGCAGTTACATTTGATAACGCGCAGGAAACTTATACATCAAGATATCAGCATGAAACTGTTGCACTAGCTTTCTCAATTACTGAAGAAGCTATTGAAGACAACTTGTATGATAGACTGTCAAGCAGATACACAAAAGCTTTGGCACGTTCAATGGCTAACACCAAACAGGTGAAAGCTGCTAACGTTCTAAACAGAGCTTTTAACTCAAGCTTTACAGGTGGTGATGGTAAAGAGCTTTGTGCTACTGACCACCCAACCATTTTTGGAACTGTCAAAAATGAGCTATCAACTTCCGCTGACCTTTCTGAAACATCTCTTGAGCAAGCGTTAATTGATATTAATGCGTTCACAGATGAAAGAGGATTGAAGATTGCATC